GCGCCCGGAGACGTCGGGGTCGGCACCGGAGCCTCACCGGCCTTGATCAGCTTCGAGTTGGCGCTGGCGAGCCCGGCCGCGTTGGCCTTGCCCGCCTTATCAGCCGAGTGCGCGGTGTTGTTGGCCTGGCCAAGCTTGACGAACAGGAAGGCGACGACCATGGCGATCACAACGACCACGCCGAACATCACCCATACCAGTCGCTCAGTCCGCGGTCGCAATACCGCCTTCGGAATCTCAGTCGCTACTGACTGCGAATGCGTCACTTGTGGCCCTCCTGCTTGTTGTCGCGCCGGTGGATTTCGTCCTCGAGCTCTTTGAGGCGGTTCTCGTCCTCGATCTCTTTGCGCACGCGGCCTTCAATCGCTTGGGCCGCCGCGAGCTTGTCCTTGCGGATCTCGCTACGAACGGTGAAGTACAGGGCGATGATCGAAACGATCAGCGCGGCGCCCGCAAGGATGTTGGGAATTTGGTCGCTCATGCATCTGCCCCTCCTGCGTTGCGGGTGAAAAGTCGGCGGGATGATGTATCAGGCGCTATGCGGGTTGACAAACCCATTAGGTTTTGATTGTGGCTCAAACCCGGCATCCTTCCGAAATTCTCCGCGCTGCGCGCCAGGCGCTTGACTTCGCGAAGCAGGGCGCCCACGACTACAGCGCCGGTGGCGATCGGCGCGTCTCGGGTTTGTTCAACGCCATCACGTCAGGACGCTCTGTCACCTTCGTTTTGCAAAACCTTCGTGGACGTGCAGAAGGGTTTGAGGACTGGTACACCCCCATCACGGCCGAGCTCGCCGTCAGCGCTGTTGCGAAGTGGGCCAAGAACTTGAGAAACGATATTGAGAAGCGGGGCGACACGGGGGCGCTGATGACAACCCTGCACATCAAGTATCTGGACTCAAGGATGATCCAGCAGTCAGCCCCATCCGGTACGACCCAGACGGTCCTGGGCGACGAATGGGGACGCAACTACTGGGTCGTGCGACTTGCTGACGGTACCGACGAGAAGATCTATTTCGCGCTCGCGCCCGAGGTTGGAGTTGCCAGCGTCGTCCTGAACAGCGCCCCAAACGGTAGAGCAGTAGATGACCTTCTGGCCGAATACATCAGCATGCTCGAAGCGATCGTTTCCTCGGCGGAACAACAGTTCGGCTAGTCGGAGCGCCCTGTTAAGCCGGGTCATTCAAGCTGCGCGGCGCTGAAAGCGCGAGCCCCCTGGTTAGCTAACGTTCGTCGTCTTGCGACTGTCCCTGCTGCTGAGTGCGTATCCTCAGCGTCGTCCTTGGCTTTGCCAACTTGTCACGTGTCCTGCACACTACAAATCAGAAATCCACTTCGGCAACCATTGGCTCATGCGTCAGCCTCCCGCCGTCAAACCTCCCGAACCTGGCCCTGCCTCCGGTGCAGAAGCCTGGGCAGGCGCTAGTCCCGGCGCCATCTTCTGGTGGTTCGGGATCAGGGAACTGATCGCCGCGGTAACCTCCGCGGTGACCGGCGGCGCCACATAGACCCCGTTGTCTAGGCGCACACCCGGTCCGAGATCGATGCAGGTCTCGCCCACAAGTTGACCTTCGTACGACGTTGGATCGGCTGGCTCGGTCACGGTGACTGCACTCCTTGGAGTAGAAGGGTCTGAACTGCGATCGTTCCGGCCCCGGATAGGCGAATGCCGTCGACACCGATTTGCGGCAGGCTTCCGAACGTCCACCCTGCTGGCCAGTAATAGGTTGCCGACCACACGGAGAAGGCGTCCGTGACGGTCGGGCTGGTTGCAACCACGGTGCCGTCCACGGTTAGCTGAAATTGCCCAGTGGTCCCCGCATCGGCGTGGATGTAGAACGCGAACGTCATTCCCGGGTTTTGCCGCTCATGGAAGCCGAGCAACAGGTTCTGATACGTAGCGCTGGTCGACGTAGGCCACTGGCTCGTGGTCATGCTGTACAGGCCGCTGCTGGCTAAATGGGGACGTGCGAGACCAGCGCCGCCGTTTGTGTCGTCCGACACGATGACGTTCCCGCTGCGGTCCCATATGCCAACGAACTGCTGGCGAGTGTGACCGGGTGTCGAGTTGAGGTCGGCAACAGAGAGCGCCAGTGATCCGTCATCGCGGCTCAGTTTGGTGATCATCTGCTGTGTGGCGCCATCGGCTGGTGTCGAGTTGAACCCGGCCTGACCGAGGTAGGCAACGATTCGACCAGAGTTCGGGTCAATCACCTTGAAGTAGCCACCGTTGAGGATCTGGAGGCCGCCCTTGTCGATCGTGGCGGCGTTGAGCACGTTGGTCGCCATTAACCGCTGTACGAGCTTCTCGAGCTCGGCAACCCGGCGCGCCAGATCGTCGGGCCCGGGCGGCATCGCGTGGGCAATTCCGGACATTGGCTAGCTCCCTAGGATGATCGGCTGAATGGTGGTGTCGGTCGACTCGTAGCCGATGCAGCGCGTCACGCCCTGCGCTGGCTCGGGATAGGTCGGACCGGTGAGCCGAAAGCCGATGTCATCACCGATCAACCAATCGACCCCGTACGTCAGTCCGGGCTTGATCGCTGATGTGAGCTGGATCGACTGCTTCCCGTTCTGCATCACGTCACGCTGGCCATCGGCGTGCTTCTGCAATGCAGCTTGGTCGGTTACTGGAACCGAGGGCGAGAATCGGTACTCGAGGTGCGGACGACGGCCGGGGGCGGCTGCGACCGATCTCGCTTGACCTCGACCTGGGCCACTTCCGAGGGAAGCCATCACGACATTGGCGCCCGCACGGTAGGACCAATCAGAGGTCACGGTCGCGTCGATCAGATCCGAGGCCTCGAACGTGGCGTCGGGTGCACGTCCCGGTAGCACTGCTGAGCCGATGCGATTGCCGACGTCGAGCACCGGCACGATGCGATCCTGATCCGAATCGTGCAGCCACTCCCAGTGCATCGTCCATTCGCAGCCGCCAGAGATGCCGTTGAGCTCCTGCAAGCAGGCGTAGACCGTCTTGTCGTCGTAGTCGTGATACGTGCGAAGCTGATGCGTGCCGGCGCCACCGATGACCCGCACAGTCACCGGCACTCCGGGGATGCCCAGCACGGGAGCGGCGACGAACTGCGCGATCAGATCCGAAACGATGACGTTCTGATCCTTGGTCGTTCCGACGTTCGTCGGGTCGGTCGTGTAATCGCCGACGTTGCAGCGGTCGAGGTAGCCCTCACCCGTGATCAGGGGCAGGCTGTACGCGTTACCAAGCTTGGTGATTCCCTGATTGACGATGCCGCCCCACTCGATCACTTCGCTCCCCGGCGCGCCGCGGTAGGCGATCAGGACCGATGACCACGGCTCGACGGCGAGCGGCCAGCTGGGATCGATTGGACGCTTGCCCGTGTAGGGATCAACGTCGGGAATAATGAGCGTCGCGGTGTTGGTCTCGTACTGCCCGAGAGTGCGCCGGTACGGCTGATCGGCTGCCAGCGTCGGCAGGTACGCCGTGATGGCGCCCGTGAGCAGGTCGGCGGCGAGCCACTGGAGGGCCATTACTTGATCAACACTTCCCAGATGACCGTGCCGGTGTTGGATCCAGAGTTCAGCCGGTACGCGCCCGTGCCAACCGCGCGGAGCATCTGCGCGGCGGGGGTAAGCGAGGTCGTGGACGCAGGGATGGTGAACGTGCCGGAGAAGATGCCGGGGATCGAGTCAGACGCAGCGCCACTGAAAGACTGCGGCGCCTCCGGGGGGACAGTCGGACCCGCGCCGAGCACGACCCGGCCGAGGTACGTGGCCGACGACGTGACGATCGTCCCGCACAAGGTCGCGGTGATGACCGCCGTGTGCGTGCCGTCCTGCGCCCACGCCGGGACGGGGATGCCGGGGCAGGTCGCGAGAGTGGTGAACGTGCCCGCACCGAAGTCGGCGTTAGCGACGTTCTGGATCAGCCGGTCGAAGTGCCGGGTCGTCGGCGAGAACAGGTCCCAGGTGGCGCCGTTCCAGGACTCTTCACAGTTGGTGTCCTGCCGGTAGACCGCCAGCCCGTCGTAGGCGTACCCCGACGTGACCAGGGAGTCGCGCTCGGCTTGGTTGCGAACGAGCACCCGTCCGCCAGCGGCGGCGAGCCGCGGGCCCACGAAGCTGACCGTGGGTGCCGTGCCTGCCGCCGGCACGTTGATCTGGTACATGCGTATCGACTGAGGGGGGTCAGCGGGCGCTACGCCCGAGCCGGCCGATCCCGCGGTGTAGACGATGGCGACGCTGGGAACCGTTGATCCGTCTGACTCAGCCGGATCAAACAGTTGCACGCACAGCGTGTCAATGCGAGCCAGTGAGGCGTGCGCGGCGTTGACCGCGCCGGTCTGCGCCGTGTCGAACGAGTAGGCGTAGCAGCTGGCCTCGGCTGCCGCCTCGACGTCGAGCATGCCGGCGTGCGGACCGACCGAGTAGCTCGTCGACGTCGGGAGGGTTGTCACCGGCTCGCCGCCTGGACGCACGCCTGAGCGCCCGCCGAGCGGTCGCGCGGTAGTTGCGCCGCCGAACAGCGCTGCGAGCGTCTGGCGCAGCTTGCGGCCCGTGTATGAGGGCGCCCCTGCGACGGCGTCGACTGGCCAAACGTATGCGCCCACTAGAAGGCTCCAATGCTGTGAGTCGGGGTCAGATCCATGCGGGCCACGCCGTCACGGTGAGCAGGGCAGCCGGATCAGCGGCAGCGGCAGTGAATGCCCATGTGTTGTCGCCTGGATCGAAGCCCGACCATCCGCGCTGTGTCACCAGTCCGGCGCGACTGGCCTGACCGTTGGCGAGCACGATCTTGTTGTCCATGTCGACTTCGAGCCACTCGCCGGCCGTGAGCACGAGGTTCGCGGCAAAGATGAGCTGAGTGCCCGAGGTCACGTGCGTTACCCGGGGCCCGGTGCACGGTCCATCGATCCGCAGCTTGACTGGCCCGGTGGCGTCGCCTGGATTGAAGAGATTGACCTGGCCCGATACGACCGTCGAGTTGATCGCGAACGGCACGGTGAACGGGACGACGAGACCGCCGATCGACGAGGGGAGCCTTGTCTTCCCCGGGATCGCGATGCCGAGTTTGCGGCTGTCCGGCGCTTTGAGCTGCGCCGTGAAAGTGGCGAGGTTCGGCGATGGGTACCGTACGACAGTGACGCCGCCCGGGCAGTAGACGACGGTCGACTTGGAGACGCCGAACTCGGTCCGGGTGATCACCGTGGCACCGAATGACAGTGCCTGCTTGAGTCGGCTCAGCGCGGCGTCACGATCACCGGGATCGCGGACCTGAACGCTGCCGAGCAGAACGAGATCCTTGGCCATCCGGAAGGACGGCGACACGTCGCTGACATCGGCAGCCGGCCGTTGCGTAATGACCATCGTCGATCCAGTCGACGAGTCCCACCCGTCGACCCGGACTCGCCATCTCGCAGGATCATCGACCAGATCCAGGGCACCGATGACCGTACGTCCGATCGCGTAGGCAGGATCGGTGCGTGGTGCGATCGAATTCCCGCTGAAGTCGAAAACGGTGAAGGCGTCGCCGCCGTCGAGAATCGTATCGACCATCAGGCGGACCTAGCCGTCACGAAGAGCCCGACCCGAGTTGCCAAGGCTGCACCGTCCTCATTGGGTCGCTGAATGATGGTGAACTGGTTAGTCACGGTCGGCCGGTTGTCGTTCCGACTGGAGAGGCCGCCACTCGCCGAGCTCGACCGCGATCCGACCTTGACCACGCTGGCCGCGTCGGACAGATGCTTGACGGCTGCGTTGGACAACGACTTGCTCGCCGCCTGGACGGCACTGCCCTTGCTGGCAATGCCGATCGCGAAGCCCTCGCCGACGTTGGCACCGTCACCCATGGGAACCTTGGCGGGCGAGTGGATGCCGAGATCCTTGCGGATCTGGCTGGTGACCAAGCTGGCGAGATGCGATGCCGCTGTCTTGACCTGCGCGTCCTGGGAGGACAGCCCCTTGATGAAGCCGATCGCGGTCTGGATACCGCTGTCGTACATCGACCCTGAGACCTGCTTGCCGGCCTTCTGCGCCGCGGCGTTCATCTTGGCCGTCAGGGCATCGATGGCTTTGATCTGATCGCCGCTCGCGCCGGCCAGCGCGTTGACGTTGGCGCCCGCTGTGGTGACGCCCTCCTCGCCGAGTATCTGGATCTGGGACTTGTCCAGACCCTTACTCTTGAGGATGGCCAGCTGAGCAGTGAACTTCTCAGTCGCGGCAACCTTGGCCTGGAGTTCCTTGATGATCGATTCCGGGCTGGCGCTCGCCGTGAATCCGTTGGACGACGCGCCCGCGGTACCGATGTCGAACTCGGAGTTGATCTTGTCCGCCACCTTGGCCTGCTCAGCGGCAGACGCGGCGCGCAGCGATGCGAGCTGTGCATTCTGTGCCTTGACCTGGACGGCGATCGCTGCCCGCTGGTTGGCATAGGCCTGTAACTGCTTGTTTTCCTTGCCCAGGACGCCGACCAGTGCGTCGTTGCCGAGACCCTTGAGTGCGGCTTGGTGCACGTCGTTGATCAGCTTGCTCATCGCGGAGTTGATCGACTTGGCCGTGCCCGTGACGGCCGTGACCAGCCCGGGCAGATCGTGCTGGATCGCCGAGAACCGGATGGCGTCGCGGGCAGCAGCCAGCGCCTTCGCTGCAGCTACGGCCGCACTGTTACTGGCTGCCGATCCCGAGCCGCTCGACTTCGTCGCGTAGGTCGGAGCCGTGTACGACGCGATAGCACCCGCGGCGCCGCCTGTTGCGAACTTGGCCGCGCCGGACTGGATCAACTGGCGCAACCGATAGATCGCAGACTGGCCACCGGCCTTCTGCACGTCATCGGCGGTGAGCACGTGCTCGCCCTTGGACAGCAATGCCGGGATTGAGTCCGACGTTGCAGTTCCCGGACCATCGACCCCGCCGCCGCCGGCCTTCTGTGCCTTGGCGGGTCCGTTGGGCAAGGTGATGCCCTGGGTAGTCGTGTCCACAAAGAACTGGTAATGCTTGCCGTTGACGGTGCCGATCTGCACCAGGAGCTTGTCGAGCTTGTCCTTGGCCGCCTTGGTGTCAACGTCGACCTTGGGATTGGCCTTGACGGTCGAGAGCTTGCCGATCGACTTGATCAGCGCGTTGACCGCTTCATCGGATAGTCCGGCCGCGTGGGCGGCCTTGCGGATCGCGTCCTCGTTCTTGGAGAGCTGCGTGTTGCCGGCCTTGAGCCCGGTGGTCATATCGGTCTGCGCAGCAACGCTGTCCGCGATCGCCTGAGCCTGATCCTTGGCCGCCTGGATGATGGTGACCAGACCCTCGCGGTTCTTGCGGCCCTCGGCGGTGTTCTGCGCCATGGCCTTGCCGCTGTCGCCGAATGACTTGGCGTTCGAGTCGATGGTCTGACCGAGGGTGTCCAGAGAGTCCAGGAACGCATTGGTCGATGTCTCGACACTGATATTGATGCCGTTCAGGGTGTCGAGCGAGTCCTTGAGCAACTCGGCCGCGGTCTTCTGCTTGACCATCGCCTGCGTGGTGTCGTTGACCGTCGAGCCAACGGCCGCCTGTCCCTGCACGAGATTGCCGCTGGCGTCGACCGTGTAAGTCAGCGCCGTCTCGAGCGCGGTCACCTTGGCTGCAGCCTCATCGGCCGCCGTTGCCGTGGACCCAATTGCCAGCGCCTGATCGCGTGCCGCGATCGCGGCCTTGCTCAGATCACCGTTCTGACCGATGAGCTCGTCCCGAAGTTTGCCGACGTCGCGCGAAGCATTATTGGCTGCTCCACCCGAGCCGAGCAGTGAGATCTGGTAGGTGCGCAGCTTCTCATCGACCGCGTTGAGCGCATGGCCGCCAGCCATGACAGCGTCCGTAAGATCTTTTTGCCCAATACCGGCCTTGAGCGACGTTTCATAGGCGTTCTTGTCTGCGAGCTGCTTGGCGAGCACCGCTCGAACGCTGCCGCCGAGGGCGCCGTTGTCGGAGATGATGGCCTGCGTCAGGCTCTCGATCTCAGCCTTGTTCTGCCGCACCTGGCTGGCATGCTTTTCCCACGCGTATGCAGCGACGCCGAGAGCCAGCCCGAGGCCACCCAGGACGATCGAGGTGCTACTGATCGAAGCTTCCCCGGCCTTGAGTGCGACCATGGACTCGCCAGCAAGCTCGGCTCGATTTCGGAGCGCTTCCAGCGCGGTCGACACGGCGGCGACTGCGGTCTTGACAACCGTGTAGCCCTTATAGGCGGCCCACATCCCAAGGACGGCCGTGCCAACAACGGTGATGAGCTGACGATGGCTGTCGAGCTCGTGACCAGCCTCACCCAGGCCACCGACGAGCAGCTTAAGGACAGCAACCGCGGCATGGAAGGTCGGCACGAGCACGCTGCCGAGCTCCTGCTCGAGCGGTTGCAGGGTGTGCTGAACCAACGCGATCGCGCTGGGCAGCTTGTCGCCAAACCAGAACGCGGCAGCCGTCAGCGCCGGCTCGACCTTGCCGTAGATGTCGATGGCCCAGGATGTGACCTCCTTGCGCAGCTGTGCGCCGGCTGCCGAGAGGCCGCGGTTCATCTTGTCGGCGTAGTCCTGGACGTTGCCCGCCTGCATGGCCTTGTAGAACTTATCGAATCCGGCCGAGCCCTCGACTGCGAAGTTCAGGACGGCGTTCTTGGCGCGCGCACCAAAAGCGGTCTGCACGGCTTGGCCGAACTGCTGAGGATTGAGCCGGTTCTGGGCAGCGTGCAGTTGATCGAGCACGACCGGGAAGCCGACGAACTGACCCTTGGCGTCGTACGCCGAGACGCCGAGTTCGGCGAGAGCCGCCTTGGCTGCCTTGGCGGTCGGGTTGAGCCGCGTGAGCATGTTCTGCAGCGCGGTACCGCCGAGGCTGCCCTGCATGCCGGACTTGGCCAGCTCGACGAGCGCGGCGGCCGTCGTGGTGACGTCCATGCCCACGGTCCGAGCGGTCGGGCCTGCGTACTTGAGGCCGTCGAACAGGTCCATCAGCCCGCCACCGGCCGAGTTGGCTGCAGCAGCGAGCACGTTGGCCACATGGCCGGCCTGGTCGGCCTTGAGATGGAAGTCGTCGAGGGTGTCGCCCAGCACGCGCGCCGAGTCGGCAGTCTGGACCTGGGCGGCCGAGGCGAGCAGGAGTGTGGGCCGGGCGGCGGCCATTGCGCGGTCGAGCGAAACGCCGGACTTGACGAGGTCGTCCATGGCGGCCGCGGCGTCGACAGCGGTTGCCTTCGGGATCGTCAGATCCTTGCCCAGTGCGATCGCCTCGGTGCGCGCCCGGGCCATCTGCTCAGTGGTGCCGTGGCTGGCCGCCTGGACGCCATTGAGGGCGGTGGTCAGCTCGGCGCCGGACTTGGCGAACTCGAGACCCTTCATGGCGAGCTCGAAGCCGCCGAGCATCAGGCCGAACTTGGCAGCGGTCTCGACCGCGCTCGCAGCTCGAGACTTGAGCCCGTTGGAGAAGCTGCTATCTGCAGCCGCCTTGTTCGCCGCCTCGATCGATGCGGCGACGGACCTGCTTGAGGTCGCGAGGCGATCGTTCGCGCGGATAAGAGCGGCCTCGGCGCTGGCGAGCATGCCGGCAGATGCCCCGCCACCTTCGAGAACGGTGTTGTAGCGCTCCTGGGCGGCCACGGCAGACAGTTGGGCCGCGCGAAGCTTGCCCGACTGCGCAGCGACGGTCTCAGCCGTCTTGCCTGCACCCTTGAGCGCGGTCTCGCCCTTGACAACCGACTCGCCCATCTTGGTGGCAGACGCGCCAGTGAGGTCGAGACCGCGCTGCGCGGTTGTGATGCCCCGATCGAACGTGCCCGACTCCAGGCGGAGATACGCGACAAGTTCACCGACTGACAGGGGCATCGCTGGTCACGCTCCTGTCGGGGTTTGGTTGTCACGGAACTGCCGGGATAGGCGCGAGTCGATCGAGAGCAGGCCAGCGATGCGAACTCGGAGCCAACGGGCGTCGCGAGCGGCCAGGATGCCGCTCGCGACGTCGATTCCCTTGTCTTGCAGATCGTTCTCGATGAGATCCCACTGCTGGAGCAAGTCGGACCATGTGATGGGGGCGTCGGCTAGGGCTTCTTCCGGGAGCTCGTACCACTCCCAGAGGCCCGTTTCCGGGTCGTAGTCGCCGCACCCGTACTCGTCCGGATCGATGTCCTGGGCGCCCGGCGCGGCGCCGTCGCTTTTCCCGCCGAGATCCAGATCGCCTCGGCAACCGACTCCTGGCCGAGCTGCCAGTAGTAGGCCGTGACGCCTGCGTGCTTGAGCTCGGGGCCCGTCACGCCGCCCCTGACCATCACGTCGAAGGCATCGCCGAGTGCGAGCTTGATCAGATCGAGCTCGCTGATCTCGTCGATCTCGGTGTCACTGGCGGCAAGGACGGCATCGGGGTCGTCGGACAGCTTGGCCGCATCCTCAATGACCTTGGCTGCGCGAGCCTGGATCTCCTGCAGTCGCAGCCACACCTGAGCGGTGACCGGCCCTACGTTGTAGGACCGGCCACCGATCGGGAGCGTGAGCTTCGGCGAGTCAATGAACTCGCGGAGGTCAGCAAGAGCCATTACGGCATCGGGTTCGTGATGAGCGTCCGCTGGCCGTTGCCGGTCAGGGTGCAGGTCACGCCGCCGAGGGCAGAGGTGCTGCCGCCGTCCTCGTTCCACTGGACCTGAGCGAAGCCTTCGTAGGCTTCCGGTCCCTTGTTGCGGTCATACCAGCGGATCCGTACGACGGCAGCGGCGCCGAACTGATCCTGAGCCGCACGCAGCACTTCCTGGCCGGGGTCGTAGCCGCCGGTCGTGAGGCCCTTCTTGCGGCCCAGCTTGACGACGTTGGACCACTTGAGCATGGTCTTGACGTCCGAGCCCCAGCCGTTGGAGTCGTAGTCCGAGTCGTCGACCATGGTGTCGGCGACGGCCGGCTGGAAGTCCATGACGGCGCGCACCGGGATGTATCCGGTGCCGTCCTGGGCGACGGAACTGTCCACGTCCAGCTTCCACTTGCGGGCCAGCGACGAGACCAGAGTCTCGGGCACCGTGACCGCGGTGTAGGTGAACGGGGTGCCGGCCACGGCGATCGCGCTGAGGCTGTCGACGACCCGCACGGGCGAGGTGCCCGCGACGCCGGGCGGCGTCTTGAAGGTCAGCGACGTCGCGGTCGGGGTACCGACGATGATGGCCAGCTTGGAGCCGACCAGCACGTCCTGGACGAGATCCAGGCCGGTACCGGTGATGACGCACGAGGTACCGCCCAAGGCGGACCCCGTGGTCGGGGTGTACGAGGTGATGGCAAGAGCCATGACTGCGCCTCCTCAGGCGGTTAGTCGGTGCGGTGCCGCGTAGGCCAGGCGACCTGCGCGTAGTAGTTACTGCTTCGTTCCCACCGCTGATTTGCGTCTTGCGGTAGCGGGAGGCTTGATTGGCGGCTGATCAGCACGACCGGTGTGCCACCGACCGTGACGTCGCGCAATCCCTCGAGAAGGTCGAAGATTGCGTCATCGCGGCCGTCCACCGTGCGCGGATCCTTGCCGCCCCGAGTCCTGATCTGCAGTCCGATCGTCGAGTCGTTCAGCTCGGGGTGATCGAATACCGGGTACGGCGTGAGGACGATCAGGTCGTCGGGCGACTCGGGAGTTGCTCGGATCGTGATGGCGATCTGCCCGGGGGTGTAGACACCGGTCGGAGTCCAGATCCCGATATTGGCGCCGGCAATCAGCTCGGCGATGCCGGTCACAAACTCGGTCATCGTCATGTGCTGGTGACCTCGCGCATCGCGGCGGCGACTGGCTCGAAGGCCGATTCGCCAGCCTCGAGCATGGTGCGCTCGAGGAACTTGGCCTCGCCCCGCTCGTGCTTGTAGGTCATATCCTCGTGCTGGATGGCCGCGTAGAACGCGCTGTAGGCGATCGCGACCGCATCCGACTCAGCCTCGATCACCAGCTCGGCGCGGCCGGTGTCGCGCATGTGAACTTCGTGGCGCGAGTTGGGATCGTAGGGCGCTCGTGCGCTGGAAACGGCGAGAAGCGCCTTGCCGGCTGCGAGCAGTCCACGCCGGCGTGCTGCCGCGAGCTGGACCTGGGCGGCCGGGTTCATGGTGACCTTGACTTCGACGCCCATGCGGACCTCCTCAGGAGAGATGAACCTCGATGTGGTCGAGACCTTCGAGGGATCCGGAATCGAAACGGGCAAGCGTGATCACGCGGGACTCGCGGCCGGATGACGTTGTGACCATGGATCCGAGGGCGAACAGCGACGCGAGGGTCAACTCGCCAAACACGGTCGAGGTGGATACGACCTCGGTGCCGCTAGCGTCGCGTACGAGCTTGGTGACGTCCTCGACGAAAACCAGCGCCGGCACGGCGGATGCCCATTGGTCGCCGTAGGCACCGGCACCGAGCTTGGTCTCGACTGCGACCGTGTGGACCCACCACTCATCGAGCTCGGACACGCGAACTCCTTTTAGCTAAGCTGCGATCCGGCGTCGAGGGTGAGCGAGGACGTCGCACTTGCGGCAATGTCGGCGACCAAGCTTGTCGACGTAGGTGTTCGCCTGGGCGAACTCGTGACCATGTGAGCAGTGCGTCTTGCGGCGGTTGTTCTCGCCGACCGTGCCGCGCCTGACGTTCTCCGCGTGCGTCACGGGCTCAAGGTGCTCGACGTTGACGCACAATCGTGTCCGGCAAAGATGATCGAGCTGAAGCTCGAGCGGTATCTCCTGGACAAGGTGCTCGTATGCCAGGCGATGTGCCTGCTGCGTCTTGCCGTCAAGCCAGAACAGCCCGTAGCCACCACGGGAGGCCGCCTGCCAGAGATGGCAACCGTCCGGCTGCGTCTCGACCTTCGGGAGAAAGCGTTCGACCCAGATAAGCTGATCCATGTTCGACTCCAACCAGTCGGGCCACGCCCCCGGACGATTGCCATCGTCGCGGGGGTTTTCCTTGTTCTGCAGGGGGTGAAGCGGGACGGGGCGCAGGACCGCTCATCAGAGAGTGAAAGGCACCCGGCGTGGAACTCTCCGAGCGATCCTTAACGCGGGCCAATGTCCTTTGCCGGGCGCGAGTTTGACGCCCCGCCCCGAAGTCGCTAGCGGGCGCCGAGGATTCGGTAGCGGTTGAGCACGAGCTGCTCGACCACCAACAACTCACCGGCGGTGGCCGTCTTGGAGTACGTGAACGAGGTGCTGCCCATCGTCTTGGACTGCTTGCCGCTGCTGGCTGTCGGCATGCGCTTGGTGATCGACGCGAGCACGGAGGGAATCTCGGCGGGCAAGGTGTCCACCGTGTAGCCACCGGAGTAGGTCACACCGACGTTGCGCTGCCCGTAGGGCCACACGTTGCCGCGGGCCCAGCTATTCCAGACCAAGCAGCCGTTCTCAGACCAATCGCAGTCCATGCCCGGGCCGATCGTCGGCACGGTGACAGTGCCCCAGCGGTCGGTCACGGATATGGCGGACACGCCGGTCACGTGCAGCGAGGGCAGCAGCAGCAGATCGTTGCCGGTGCCGTCGAGCTTGATGGTGCGGTCGGTCACGACCTCGGTTGGATCCCACCCGCACCAGGCGACCATCGCCGCCTGGGCGAGTGGATCGGTCATGACTACTTGGTCTCGACCGTCTTGGACTCCGGGGTGACGACCTTGGTCTCAGCGTCGTCGATGGACTTGACCTCGACGTAGGCGCCATCCTGGATGGTTTGGATCACCCGGGAGGCGTGCAGCTCGTCGTGGTCGTGCGACCGGAACTCTTCGGTCTCGCTCGGCCGCGCGATGCCTGCCTCGGTAACCACGGGCGGGGTGTGGTTCTCGTAGTCGTCGGTGCGGTGCTCGTCGGTCATGATGCAGCTCCTTGATCGATGGGATGGACCCTGGTGCGCAGTGGCGGGAGGCTCGGCCACGAGGGAAAGCCGGTCCCGCCACTGCGCAGATCAGAGGCTTACGTCCAGGTCGGGGTGACCGTTCCGAAGCCACCGGCGCGGTAGATGGCGAGCGCGAGGCGCTCTTCACCACGAGCCGTGATCAGGTTGTTCTCGAAGTCGTCGACGTTCGAGTTGGTGAGCTCGACCGTGATGCCCGAGCGACGGAACACCTGGCCGCACTCCTGGAAGCCGCCGACCACGATCTTGCTGGACAGCGGTGCCGGCGTGACGACGGTCTTGAGACCCCAGAACTGCATCACGTTGGTGTACTGGCCGTTGCCGTACGAGCCCATGAAGGGGCCACCGGCGTAGTACTGGCCATTGAGATCCTTGCCGAGCTGGACGTGCTGCCAGTTCAGGGGATCGATGACGATCGCGTCCGGCTCGACGAAGGCGTTGAAGCGGATCGCGGTGATCTGCTTGTAGACCGCATCGATGACCGTGGTCGCCCCGCCGAGAGCATCGGTGCCCGCGGCCGCGATGTCGGTCTGGAAGCCGCTGCGGCCCAGCAGGCCGGGCACGCTCGGGTAGCCGGTGCCGACGAGCAGCTCGCTGTCTTCCTTGAGCTTGACGCCGAACATCAGGCGGTTCTCGAGGAAGGACCGGAACGCCGGTGCGTCCTCGATCATCTCGTCGGTCATCTTCATCAGGTGGGCGATCTTGCCGACCTGCTCGACGACCCGGGCAACGATGTCGTCCGAGAGCGGCTTCTTGCCCTTCTCTGCCACGCCGGCCGCGCTGTTGTTGAACGCGGTCTCCTTGACGTAGGAGATCTGGTTGCTCGAGGTCGAGCCCTGGGCGAACAGATCCGCGATGAGCAGCTTGCGGAACTTGAGCTCGACGATGCCCGGCAGGTAGTCGGGCATGATCGTGGCGCCCGCAGCACCGGTCGGGAAGCCGTTGGCGAAGGTCGTGCCTTCGTCGATGATCCCGGGCACCTTGACCTCGGTGGCGTAGGCGAACCGGCCGCCGTTGGACTTCGCGACCAGAGCGTTGCGATACGCCTCGGACTCGACGACCTGTTGGCCGATGCCCTTGGCGCGCTGGATCGCGGCCTCTTCCGCCTTGGCGTCGTCGGCAGCGTCGCCGCCCTTGATCAGGCGCTCGGCCTGCTCCCACATGGCGATCGAGTCGGAGAAGGTCTTGAGGTCGACCTCGAGCTTGTCGAGCTCGACCTTCTTCTCGGCCTGGGTCATCTCGGCGTTGTCCACGCACGCCTGCGCCTTGAGGGCGAGGCTGCGCATGCCGTTCTTGGATTCGAGCAGAGTGGGCACGGTGTTGCTCCGTTCTTGTTTGAAAGGAAGGGGGAGGCCTAGTCGGCCGACTGCGCGAGGATGCTCAGAGCGAACGCCCTCAGTTGCAGGTCGACATCGGACTCGGCGGCGGCGGGCTCGTCGGTGACCTCGGCGGCAGGTTCGTCTGCGGCGGGGGTTACCGGCTCATCGGCGGCGGCGGGGTCTGTCTGGTCGTCCTGGTCTTGTGTGAGCGACTTGGCGGCCGCGGCAGGCACAACCTGCTCGACCATGGTCACGCGAGTCGGCTCACCGAGCTCGACCGTGCCGTCGTCGGCGTAGGTGTAGTCGCATTGCCACTGGCCGCGGAGGTCGCTGCTGCCGCCGACCCGGTACACGACCGAGTAATCGAAGGTGGCCAGCGTCCATGCGTACATGTCATCGCCCGGGTAGCGGGAATCGATCGCGTCACTGAGTGCCTGCTGGCGCTGCTCGTACGAGCCGGCGACCGCCTTGGTGTCCGCCCGGAATCCCTTGGTCCGGATTCCGTTGGCGATCAGCAGGCGGGTGACTAGCTGGCCGATCTCGGACGGGTCGGTGGGTGCGGAGGCGGTCAGCTCGGTCGAGAGATCGAGCGCCTTGGAGTTCAGCACGAGCGCCTCGCGGTTGCTCGGGATGGCGACGAATGCGCCGTTGAGCAGCTCCCGCGTGGTCCGCGTCTTGCCGTCCTTGGTGGACTTCTCGCTCATGAACGCGACCGAGGTCGTCCGGATGTGGCCCTCCTTGACGAGGGTGCGGCACTCCTGCGCGCGGTCGAGCGAGGAGTAGGTGCCGGACACGATCAGCCGGCCGTCCTTCTCGATGCGCGGTGCACCGGATCCGACCGTCGAGGCGACGCTCATGCCGTGATCGGTGTCGAAGGTGATGTGCTCGGGTAGCGGCTGCTTCCAGTCCTCGGATGCCAGCTCGTCGCCGTCCCGGTCGAGAGCGGGGGTCGAGAGGACTACCTCGAAGGTGCCGGGGAAATCGTCATCACTACCCGTGTTGACGATCGCGGCGTCCTTGCGGATCACGTTCATGGTGGCTCCTTCGGAGGTTGACCGACGACGGCTGGCCGGTTCGGGCCCGCGGTAGCACTGAGCGCCACCACGGACCCGTCAGGCTCAGTACGCGATGACGTCGTAGCGAACGGTCGAGGTCTCGGTGTTGCTGGTGGACCCGATGGTGAAGCTGGTGCCGGCGGCCTTGGCCGAGATGAACAGCGCACCGGGTGTGCCGCCCAAAACCCTGCTCGCCACGCGGATGACCGAGTTGGCGGTGATCCTGGTGTCGGCGACGACAACCGATCCGGCAACGAGTACGGCGGTGCCGGTCTTCACGCCGGCGATGTAGTCGAGCGCGGTCCATGCGGTCACGCCATCGCCGACCTTCATCCGGCCGGTGTCGGACTCGACGGCCAGCTCGAACGGCGGAATGACGGGGTTGACCGCGGTGAAGTCGGCGGCGGTGCCACCGTGCACGCAGTTGTCCTGCAGGTTGCTCATGACTTCTCTTTTCTAGGCGGGCGCCCGCCTCGTTTGGTTGGTGGTGCGTATTGCACGACCGTGCGAGTGCCCTGCTGACGTGAGGCGAGCGCGTCGTCCTGCTGCTGAGCGGCATCGTCTGCAGCGTCCTGGGCGTCGTCGATCTCACCGGGCGAGGCTGGTGCCTGGGCGGTGATGGTGACGCGCTCAGCCGGGCGGCCCAGCTCCTGCAAGGCGGCGTTGGCGTAGAGCTTGTCGGCGACCGGGCCGGCGTCGTCGAGATCGAACATCGGCCGACCTTCGGACGGCTTCATGACGCCCTTCTCGATCAGCTGGCCAACGGCAACGGCCCGCTTCTCGAAGTCACCCCGCAGCACCTCGTCCAGCGCGAAGCGGGCATCCGTCGAGCCGGACAGGTCAAACTCCGGGCGCAGGAAGAAATCGATAGTCGATTCCATATCCTCGAGCCGCGGCGGCATCGTGTCGCGATACAGCGAGCGCATCTGCTCGGTGATGTTGGAGAAAGTCGCGTGATCGAGGATGTGGATCACGGGCGGCGGCACGTCGTAGACCATGCAGCCCTCTTGCAGGTTGAGCTTGCGCGACTCGATGTACTGCATCTCGACGGCCGTGTGCTGGATCGGGACGGGCTTGGCACCCTCCTCGAGCACCAGAGTGCCGCCGGCCGCGTCGGGCCCGGCGTGATTGCTCATGATTGTCTTCTGCAGGCGGCCGTACGCCTTGTCGCTGAGTGCCGCCGGTGCCGAGATCATGAGATCCGGGCGAGCGCCCTTCTTCCAGCTCGACGCATTCGCGCGCCGGCTGGCGTCCTCGGCGAGCAGGGTCGAGTTGAGCGACTCGAGCCGGGACAGTCCGCGCATGAGGTTGTCCGGGTTGTAGCGCAGGAACGGCACGACGTCCTCGGCGGGAACCTTGAGCAGGCCGGCCGACGCGACGCCCAGCGTGAACACGTAGAAGAGGTGCCACTGCTTGGTCTTGAGATCCTGCTCGCGCAGGATCGCCGTCCGCGACGGGTGCATCGGGAACAGCGCGACGACCTGGCCCGCGACCCGGATCTTGAGCCAGAACGCCTCGCCGTAGATCTCATACGTCGATGCGGTCCAGCGCCAGAAGTTGAACGGTGACATCGTGGGGCACGGCGTCTTGAGCAGCTTGGCGTAGGGCGAGTCGAGCACGAGGTTCTTGCCGCTGGCCGGCGCGTTGTCCCAGACCTGGATCGTCAGGCGTGCGACCGCGTTGGCCAGCTTGTCGACGAGCGTCGCAATCATCGGCTGCTTGCGGTACAGCTGGCCGTAGGCGGCGAACTTGTTGGCCAGCTCGAGGCCCTGCTCGGCGTAGAAGTAGCCGGTGGCCGAGGCGAGCGGCGTGGTTTCGCCAAGCGCCTGCGGTGCGAAGTCGAGCGACTGCCCGCGGGAGATGATCACAGGATCTCGGGACGCTGGAAGTATGCGATCTCGGCGCGCGGCAGGTACAGCCGGCCGTCGACGCTGACCCGGCCGGTCTTGTCGACGGCGAACGGATCGAGCAACTCGATCGTCGACTCGTCGTGATCGTCGAGCAGGCCGTCGAAAGTCTCACCGGACTTGAGCGTGATGACGAAACGCTCGCGGAGCATCTGGCGCAGGAGTCGGTCTCGACGCATGGCGCGACTCCTATCCGGGAATGACCAGCGGCTCGCGGGTCTCGTAGATGCTTGGGGTCTCGTGCTCGGCCGCCTGCATGGCGACCGCGAGGGCTGTTGCCGCGGCAGAGAATCCGTCGATCTTGTCCATCGACTTGGCCTTGTCGGGCTTGATGTTTCCGTTCGAGTCGATGTAGACGCGGAGGTTGTCGGCCATCCAGCGAAAGACCGGATTGCCGCCGTGGCGGAACAACGGCTTGGCCGCGGTGCCCTTGAGCACCAGGCGCTCGATCTCCTTGAGCGGAGCCGAGAGCGACGCCACACCCTGGGCCACGCCGACCATGAGGTCCTCGTCCTCGTTCTGCAGGTCAACGACCAGCTGCGAGGCGTGCCACCGGTCGTAACCGATGTTCTTGACGTCGAAGGTTTCCAGATCCTTGTGCGCCTGCGTGGCGATCCAGTCGTAGTCGGTCACGTCGCCCGGGGTGAGGGTGAGGTGTCCGCTCTTGACCCAGCCCGAGGCCGTGCGCTGCGTCCGCTTGTCGAGAGCGTCGAGCGATGCCTCGGGCGTGTAGAACCGGGCCAGCACGTCGTAGCCACCGCGGTCGGCGTCCGGGAACAGCCAGACCAGCGCGGTGATGTCCGAGACCGAGCCGAGGTCGATGCCGCCCCACGCCTTGCGGCCGGCGAGCTTCTGCTCGTCGATGATCGAGGCGTTGCGATCCCAGCGGGTCAGGTCGATGAACCGAGCATCGAGCGATGAACGGATGCCGAGGTGCAGCCGCTCGTAGGACGCCATGGCGACCGGGTTGGCCTTGGCTTTGTCGGCCGCCTGCTTCATGAACGAGCGGCTCGGCGTCACCGGGTACAGCGGGTTGGCATTCGCAATCGTCTGCTCGCTGAACGGGTCTTCGCGCCTATCCGCTGCGAACACCACGCCGTACATCGCCGGCGCCTTGAAGACGCGGGCGGCGATCTTCTCGATGAGGTCACGCCGCTGGGCGTAGACCGATGTGACCTGGCCATCGTCCGCAGTCGTGATGATGAAGACCAGCGGTTGCGACCGGGCACCCGTGCCGGACTCGATCGCCTCGAGCAGGTCGGGGGACTTGTGCACGTGCAGCTCGTCAACCAGGCCGCCGTGCACGTTGGCACCGTGGGCGAGGTCACCGCGGGAGCTGACCGCCTTGACGACCGAGCCGTCTCTCGCCTTGATGATCTCGGACTTGAGCGCACGCACGCCCGCGTCGAGCAGCACCTTTGACGACTTGGCGACCGCGGCCAGCGGCTTGTATGCCTGGCCGGCCTGGTCGCGTGACGCGGCGCCCAGGATTACCTGCGCTCCCGGCTCGTCATCGGCGAAGCCGAGGTACATCGCGAGGCTGGCGACCAGTGTGGTCTTGGCGCCCTTGCGGGGCATCTCGACGTAGGCGTCGCGGATGATCCGGCGGTTGACGCCGTCCTCGTCCGGGGCGACCCAGCCGAAGACGGGGGCGATGATGTAGGCGACCTGCACCGCGGCCGGCACGATCGGCGTGTTGGCCCACTTGCCCTGCGTGTGCTTGAGCTTGCCGAGCGCGGTGATGACCTTGTCGACCTTGGCCGGATCGAAGACCGCGCCTTTGACGGTGCGCGGCTCGGGTGTCCGGATCAGCGGGACGCAGGTCGGGATCTCGTAGCCGCGCGATTCGAGGTACCAGAGAATCTCGGGCGAGAGCTTGGCCGAGAGCCTAAGCGAACGGGTTGCTCTCGCCATCGTCGGCTCCCTTCGCGGCGGGGGTGCGGGCCCGCGCCACGAAGGTCATGCCGAGCTGGGCTGCGTACTTGAGGAACATCTCGGACTCGGCCCGGAACACTGCCTCGGCCGGGTGCTTGCGCGCGTCGTTCTCGCGATCGATCACCGTGACCGTGTCGCCGACCTCATCGGCCGCGACCCGTGCCATCAGGAAGTGGCGCAGGGCAAGCTCGACGGCCGGCGCGTCCGAGGGGGCGATCAGGCCGGTGCGGTCGAGCTCGGGCACGATCTGATCCCAGAGCAGGGAGAGCGCCGGGTTGTCGGTGACGGTCTGAGGCTTGGTCGGCGCGACCTTCGGCACCATCTCGGCGGCCGTGTCGGCGGTCTCGGTGTCGGTGACGGCCCGGAGGTGGACCGGGAGCTTGAGCGCGCCGCGTGCTCCCATGCTGATCACCTCACGTATGGACGGAAACGGACACATTGACCTTTTAGGTCAATGTGGACCAAAGAAAAGACCGAAATGATCATCGGTGTACGGAAGCGAACCCCTGTCGGTGGCGACCCCCTTGGGCATTAGAGATCTTTCGACCCCTATGTCCGTTTCGGGCACCGGCTCGCATCGTGGTGAATGACAGTCACCGCTCGCCGTAGCGAGCGTGGCACGACAGGCACAGCGGGCGCATGCGGTGATGAGCGTCAGGATCGCTCGCACCTCGCTCGACGAGCGAGCGCCGCGTCTCTGGCCAATGGTCGGGCACCTCGGCCAGCACACCACACAGCACGCACAGCGGGTGCTCTCGCAGGAAGCCCGGCCGTACGTACGTGCGCCATCGGTAGCCGTAGCCTCGCTGCTCAGGTGATGCACGTGAGCTGTCATGCCTGGCCTTGCGCTGCCTCGTGCACGTGGGGCAGCGACCACGCACCAGTGCCTTGCATCGTGGGCACAGACGCGCTGGTGCGTTCGGCATTCAGCGTGGGCCACGGCAAGGCGAGGGCCCCGCACCACGTGGGTGACGGGGCCCTGCACTGTGTGTGTGGTGAGGCGTGCAGTCCGGATCTCCAGACACTTCTAACGCCTTACTCACGGGACTGTGACACACGTCAAGCACCTTTGCGTGACGACACGCCGATCAGCTTGGCAGCGGCTCGCTTGCGTGCCATCGCATCCTCACGCTCGATCAGGTCGAGCACGTCGCCCACGCGGTACATCGGACGTCCTCTGGTGTCGTGCTTGGTGGGCGGCAGCCAGCCGCGCTCCTTCCACTTGCGGATGCGCTCCTCCGTCATGGGCTGGTCGAGCGAGGTGAGGGCGGTGGCGATGGTGGCAGGGCTGGCCACCACGTTGCGTGAGTCGCGGATCAGCTGATCGACGCGGCCGTCCACGTGGTAGATCTGCTTGCATCCACGCGTTGAGCAGCTGTGCCATTCCTCGCCTCGCGCGACGTACATTGCCCGACGACAGTCATCGCAGGGCCCGAGGTAGATCGGGATCGGTGGCAGATCGGTGACCTCGAGCAACTCGGCGTACAAACCGGCGAATGCTGCAGCGCATGCCGAGGCTTGCGGGCTGAGCCTGATCGCATCGACGTGCCGGGCCAGCCATCCGCACAGCGCCGCGGTGCTGCTTGGCACGACGAGCTGGCCACGCCGCCGAATCCACCGGCACGTGTCGTGATCGCACTCCCGATCGCCGCACCGAGCACCGAGCAGGATCGGGTGCCGGTCGTCGAGCCGGATACCTCGGTGATCGGCTGTGTCGCGCACCCAGGTCGTGATCACGTTGCGCGCCTCGTGCAGCAGCGCGAATACCTCGGGTCGATACGCCAGCGGCCGGACCTTGCCCTTGGTTGACGATCCGCCATCTCCCTGGCTCACGATCGTGTCCTGCCTGCAGGCGGTGTCCTCGACCTCTGCGAGCCGTCCGGGCAGGTCTGTGAGCGTGCGGCGCAGCTGGTCGGTGCAGTCCTTGCACAGGAACTCATCGCCGAGCGGCCGGCCGCAATCGCATCGGCGCCGGGCCGCGTGTTTCGATCGGCTCATCGTGGGGTGACTCCAAGTCCGTTGTCGCAGTTGAGGCAGAACACGCAGTTGGACGCCTCGCTGTACTCGGTGTTGAGCCGGATCGGATGCACGCGAGCGAGCGGCTGCTTGCACCATCGGCACGGCCAGCTCGCGATCATCGGCGACGACAGGCTCAGCCGGCCGAACTCGTCGCGAGCCGGAACGGCTGGCTCGAGGTCGCTCACGTCGTCGTCACTTGCCATGCTGACCACCCTCTTCCCGGCGTGCCCGGTGGCATCTTGGGCACGTAATCGACCCGTCATGCTCGGAATGCAGGGCGTTGAGATCCCAGACGCCGCCGCAATCGGTGCAGTTGGCCGGCATCTCGATTTGGTCGCTCATCGGGTACCACCGTCCGGGTTGCCATGCTGACCACCACGAGGGGTAAAGGCGACGGACTCTTCGTATACGTCCACGACATGCTCAGGGTGAGATGCACCCAGGGCAGCCCAGCCACAGCCGCAGCCCCTAATATCCTTGCGCCAGTGGTAGATGAGGGTAGCCACCAGCACCTCACGGTTGTACGGCCCTGGCGTCACCTCGCCGCTCTCGATGTCGCTCACGTGGCCACCTCGACCGCGGCACTGCGCACGGGCCACTTGACCCCGTCGAGCGCTGATCGGTGCTGTGCGGGCAGCACGGCGATCGGGTGGCCCAGGTGAGCCATGCCCATCGCGTACAGCACCGCGGCGTCGGCCTCGTTGTTGTTGGTGACCATGATCGGCAACCGCTGCACGACGGCGATGAGCACCGAGTCCTTGTCGGCGTTGCCCTTGCCGGTCGCGTACTTCTTGAGCTGGCTGGTGATCACGATGGCCACCGGCACACCGACATCGAGCAGGCGATCGCGGATCATCCAATGCAGGCCTGCGCGATCGGTCGACTTGCCGGTGTTGCTCGAGTACGCGGGTGCTTCGATCACTGCGAGGTCGGCCATCATCTCGACGCAGTAGCCGGTGATCTGCGCCGTGATCTCACGGAGCCGCATCAGGTCATGCAGCGGCGTCCCGTCCTTGCCGGGCGCCTTGCTCGTGAACGTGCTGCAGCCGAACGATGAGGCGACGCCCGTCGCGGTCAGGCTCGGATCAATCCCGATCACTCGGAGCTCAGAAGGGGCATTCATCAGGGGTGGCGCCTTTCTCGATGTTCGGATTAATGACTTTGCTGTCGGCTGTTTGCGATTCATTGAATTGCGTATCGCAGCGATGCAACGCGAGCACGTCCGCTTTAGGGCTGCTGCCCGCCGGACTGCCGAGGATGCGGTGCGAGTCGCGGAAATCGATCTCGTAATGGTCGAATAGCCATTCGAGCGAGAATGTCGGCTGACCATTGAATAGCGCAGCCACTTCACCCATCGGCGTCAATGGCGTGAGGTCGCACGCGGTCGGCATCCCGCCGAGGTCGGCGTCCAGGCCGACCATGACGGGCCGCTGGCACCGCCGGCAGATCCGCCCTCGCGCCTTGCGGGAGACGCCATCGGCGTTCCACTGGCCTTTGGCCTCGAGGATGCTCTTGAGCCGCTGGTCGATCATGCCCGCCGCCGGACGATCTCGCCGGTGCGCTTGTTGACGAGATTGCCATCGCGCCAGGTCAGGTCAGTCTCATCGACCTCGCCCGGTGCGAGGTGCTCATTTTCGGTGTTCGCCGCACCGGCTCCATCGGGCTCCGACCTCGCCCCGCCGGACCCTACTACGTAGGGGTCCGGGCGAGGTGGGCGAGCGACGTAGCTGACCCGACTTGGCACATCG